TTACTGCCCTTGAAGAGATAAAAAGCTCGCTATTTCGGATATTGTTGCTTGGCTCCCTTTACGGAGTATTCCAGATAATTTACCTGATTTATAGTAGGTTAAGCTAGGAACCGTAGCAAGACCTTGACTCTGTCGAAATTGTTGTATTTTTCCATTCGGATCCGACTCGCTATCTAAATAGTAGATAGTCGCACGTGATCGCTCTACTACCTCTGTTAATTTCGGAACAAAATCACGACAATAAGGGCATGTCTCACGACCTATGTATAATATAAATTCTTCCTCGTCTTGGACCTTTTGCTCCACTTCGTCTATCGAAATAGCCTGGTAACTCTTTACAGCCTTCACATAGTCTGATTCATTTGGCGTAGCCGCTGATTGAGATAGAAAGAAGGCCCCACCTACGACCAAAATAGCTAATAGCACTAGCAAAAAATACTTACGCCACATAATCCCTCCTCAAATACAGACAAAAAGCCCTTGTAAATAGGGCTTTTAAAATATCGATACAAATCTTAGAGCATTTTGTTGTATAGTAAAAACCGCTTAACTTTATATGTCTTTAAAGCTCCTAAACGCTTGTTATAATAAGGTTTTATAAAAAATAGCATGACTTTTTACAGTCTTTGAAACTCCTTAAAAGTTCGCCAAAAGGGGAGCAAAAAAGCTACCAAAGTACCCCCAAAAAATAACCCAAACAGTTCAAATTATGAGTTCAGCAGGCAAGAAACTAGCGTAGCAAACAACTACGCTTTTTTGTTTGCTGATAAGTGTATTATATCATGTTTTTACTGTATTCTACTGTGTTTTACTGTATCCGTTTAAAATTACCATTTTTGTGAAATAGACTATGGCGCGTGGTAGCTATTTGCTCAAAATAGGCAAAATTGAAGAATAGCATATTTCCCTCGAAAAAATTTGCGCAATGACGGCGTGAAGTGCGGTCAGTAGGGTAGGTAGGGCTGCCCGCCCCTATATCGTTCTAGTATACCGCTACGGTACTGACTGGCAAACTCTTCCAAGGCTATATTCTTAGCCAAGTAGTAAGTAGATGACTTAATGGCAAGTCGTTGCGCCTGCTCTGCTGATTGTATCTTTTCGGGCAATATATAACTCATGATAAGTACGGCTCGATGTCTTGGTCTAGCTATTGCATTGACTGCTTTTATAATCTCATTCACTTCTTCAGGGGCTTTACGTTGCCAGTCATATATCCTGCCCTTGTAGTCTTCGGGGTCAAATTCAAATAGTTTCACAGTCCAATTCTCATCTACCTGTATCATGTCACAATGCAGAACTGCCACCCTGCACCATCTATGAAACTCTTTCAGTTTTCTTTTCGCTAGTTGTTTGCTCAAGCTCTTCCAGTCCTTTCTTGTGATAATCGTATAGACTACTCTGGGAGTAGTATGGCAATGTCCGCTTAATCATTAACCAAGAATAGCCGTTTATGTATTTCAACCGCATTATCAGGCTTGCAACTGGGTCGGTGATTGCATCGATACGGGCGGATAGTCCACTGTAATCAGCATACAACTGTGCTAGTTCAGTTTCTAGTTGCTCAATCTTTTCAATCCGTTTGACAACCTGGTCTTCTGTAGTATTCTTTTTGGAGTTCTTCACCCTCTGACTTTGATAGTCTGGTGTATTGACAATGCCAGCCCTCAAGGCTTCTATCTCTCGTTTCTTTGACTGTACCAGCTTTTCAAACTTAGCCAACTGTTTTAGATCCACGCTACGCACCTCCGTGTGATATAATGGTTTTAGGTTTTTACTCACATAGTCAGTGCGTGCGCATTGGCTTTTTTTGTATTTTCTCTTTGTTCGCTCTCTGTTCAATCACGCGCCACCATATCAAAGTGTTTCACCTAGATAACCCTCTCAGCCAATAGCTATCCCCTTTTCTAACATAGTTCAAAAACCTTTGATAATGTTTATAATATCTATCACGCTTCATTCTCTTTGGACGGCTAGGAAAGCCATCAAACATATATCCGCCACGTTCAGGGGTCCACCCTGGTTGGACCTTCCTAGCCTCCTTTAGTGCACGTTCCCAATAATATTGGCAGTCCGTCTTACTGCGGTTTAATGTCTGCTTGTGGATCTGCTGGCAGTTTCCGCAAGCATAAAACAAATACCGCTTATAAAGTTTTCTGCACCGCCTACCACAATCAGGGCAAAGAAAGAAGTAGCGATGCCCACCTTTGGTACCTGGTATTCTGGCCAATTCAAAACGATCTCTACCCATAACAATAAAAAGGTTGTCTAAGTCAATAGCCAAGGGGTAACCGTCTAATTCAGCCTTTCCCTGAGTTATTCCTTTCTTTTTCATAGCTCTGGTAAATGTCTCTATATACAATACTTCCATCCAAAAATACCACTATACTGTAAAAACCCAAAACTATTGGTTTAAGTACCATTATTCTTCATTTTCAGAAATCAATGCCCGTAATTCCTCTACGGTTAAATCTTCAAATGGATTGTGAGGCGATACAGACACATTGCCATCATGTTCTAGTTTTGTCTTGGTTTTAAATTCATCATCTTTCCGCTCTAAGTACCATTTGGAAATAGCCACGTCTCCATCCTCTATGGCGTTAGATATGTTCAACTTTGCGCGTGTTTTCAGTCGTTGCTTCAGTAGCTCTTTTCGGTCAGAAAACTGTGGATTTTTCTTGCAATAATCGTATAGTGTCGGCTTTGAGATATTCGCATATAAGCAGGCTTCCTCATCACTTAGCCCCCTAAGAAAAGCCTCTTCCAGTTTCTTAATCGTTCCCTGTGTCATTTTCGTAGGTCTGCCACCTTTATTTTTTATCATGTTATTCCTCTCTAATTTTAGCACAAAAAGAGGCGGTTGCCTCTCTCTGCTATTCTGCTGAATACTTCCACAAAGCGCAATAGTTATCTTCGGTATCAAGCTCCTTCAGTAACTTTCTTGCTTCATCATCTACGGCCGTCATATTCTCCCATACCCCATTCACTGCCATATCAGGATAATCATCGTCTAGCACGCTGTCAGCTAGCTCCATCAGTTCAAGCTCTAACCCAGCCACCTTTTCAAGTAAGCTGTCAAAGCTCTCTGACTGCTTGAGTTGTTCCACGCGCTGACGGATATACTCTTGTTCGATTTCCTGTACTTGTTCGTAGTCGTCCAAGTCTTCGCCTGTTAACTCATCAGGATTGTTGTAGTAGTCTTGGAAACTTTCACAAATCCGCTGGAATATTTCAGTAAGTTCAGTGTCTGCCACATATTCCACTGCCAAACGGTTGTAATCTCCGCCCACTTTGTCACTCTTATAATGCACTTCGATAGCTGGTTGCTCAAATGTTCCTGTCATGTAGCCTATAAGCGCGTGACCTGCAACTTGTGCGGTGTCAAAGTCTTTGAATGTGTAGTTAAATGTAAATGTGTTTGGTGTGTCTGAAATAGTTTTTAGTGTCATGATATTATTCTCCGTTTCTGTTATTTGTATAAGACTAGTATATGTGTTACTGTGCCAAAGCTGTCAGAATACCCCGCTGATGCCATAGCGATTTTTACGTCAACCACTTCAACGGTTGCCATGAACTCGTTTACTCGCTCTTCAAAATCTTGCGGGCTTTCTTTAGCCAAGTTTTTTAATAGTTTAATTTTCATGTTTTTCCTCACTTTAAGATAAATTATGTAAACTTTTAGGATGTAGTAGTTCTTTTTTGAAAAGAACTACTACACTGTCAAACCCTTGTCCCGTAAGGGTTTAGCCACTTTGTAGTGAATGTAGTCGTTCTTTTCAAAAAAAGTTTTATTTTTTATATATAGCACTTTTTTTACTTCCCTATATACATACTTAAAAAACAACGACTACAACGACTACAAACAACACGTAAACCCTTGATATGATTGAATAAATTGTGTAGTCGTTCTCCAAAAAAACAACGACTACAGAACGACTACAACGACTACAAAATCTACTCATCTTTTTCAACCAAACGGAGAGGGTATTCGGTGTACTCTGCAATGGTCAGCGGATAGGGAAAAACTTCAGCTTCTTTTTTCTTCAATCTGCCTTGTCTGAGTGAATACTTACCGCCTGTGTGTACCCTCAAAATTCTTACAAGGTCTTTCCCGAAACTGTACGGAATATGTGCCGATAGGTCATTCTCAGCTAAAAAAGTCCGATATTCTTCTTTTATCCACTTCAACGGCACACGCTCAATCAAATGTAATTCCCGTTCGGTGTAGTCGTCAGTCACAAATGCGTATAAGTAGTCATTTTCTTTCTTGTAGCTGTCAATCTCTTTGGCTACTGCTTCGGGTTCAATAAACTTGTCAAACGCTGGCATATTCAAGACTTTAAATAGTACCCACTCTAGTAACTCGGTATCTTTCAAGAATATGTTTTTAATCTCTGGGCGTTCTTTCTGGCCATTAAAATCCGCTTTGAACGGTACAATACAAAGCCGTCTATACCAGCCTTGTGACTTGTTCCGAACTCTTGGCAACTCGTTAGCAGAAAACAAACAGAATAGTTTTAAGCTCAGTTCAAACGGCTGTTGGTGTTTCGGGTTAATTGTCACGGTGTCGCCTGTGACAATACTCATCAGGTCTGAAACTTCATCGATGTATCTGTTAGAAATATCATCACCGATATTACAAACTTTACCCGATAAGCTGGCTAGGTTATGCCCCTCGAATTGGTCGGGGCGTAAGGTTGCCACTTTGTCCGCTCCTATCAGGTTCATCAGTAGGCTTTGAAATGTGCCCTTACCGTTGTTACCGTCACCTAATAGAATTGCAAGTTTTCCCCGTGTCCTATTTGGGTTGATAGCTTCATTCATGATCTGCCACAATAAAGCATATATTTCATCGTCACCGCATGCAATGATTTTTAGCCATTGTTCAAAGTCAAACCAGCCTTCTAGTATTGGTTTTCTTGCTGCTCCATTGTATGCCGTTCTAATCTTGCTTGTGATAACAAAATTAGGGCTAAATGGTTCTAGTTGTTTTGTCTTGAGATTGAATACCCCGTTCGCCACTGGTATGCGTGTGTGGTCGCTGAAAGGTTTATAAATTCGGGTAGTTGTCCGAATGAACGCCCGAATGTCTGCCCATGCTCTAGGTTTTAATCTACTGTCAAACTTAGCACATAGTTTGTTGAATAAGTCCGCGCTATCGGTATAAATTCCCTTGTCGTAGTGATACAGGTATAGCGGTGACTTGTCCGAACTGTCACCCGTGGAGATGAAAGCAAAGTGACAAACCTGTCTCAAATACTTAGCTACCGTACTAACTTCTGGAATTGGAATTACTATTTTTTCATTCTTCTTGCCCTCGTTGACTGTGTACTGATGTTCTTCTCTCCAGATTGCACCAAGTTCGTATAATGTGTTATAAAGCTCCTCCATGCTTGTAGGCTCTGAAATGTTGCTGACCTGCTCCATTTCTGCCTGTAATTCCTCTAGTTCGATATTCCTAGCCCTCTCTTTCTTATTTCTGTTTTTACAATGCTTTCAAACGTTGCTTCTAGTTCGTCAACTGGCAATGGATCAGCCGTCACGCTGTTGGCTATCTGTGTAAGCTCCCACGCTTTCGGTATATCGCAGTTGACCCATTTACTAATCAATAAGCCTACAAATCGGGTAACTGCTACATTTCTACCGCCCTCATCTCCAAAGCCATCAAAAAGCGTATCAATAACCCGCATAGTGATTGAGCGGTGTCCGCTAGGTCGTGGGGTGTAGGTAGTAGTTACAGCCCTTTTTGTCGGCTGTTTATCCAATACCGCTTGAATAGGGTAGTCGCTCCCCCTGTGGATAATTTTCTGATATTCTTCTGGATCTCCAATCGTCACGGGTAAGCCTTGCAACTGTGACCATGTAAGACTAGCAAGGTCAAAAGGTAGTCCGATTTTGTCAGCTATCTCTTGCACTGTCGCCCTGTAGGTCGTTTCTTTCATCTTGTGACTAGGCTTCACTGCAAGCCTATAACGGGGCTTTTTAGCCGTGTGTTTGATTGTCGGGTAAATGATATAAGAGTAGTCAGAAAGTGCCTCAGAAACGATTCTGGGAAAGTCTACGCTTGCTTCCAGCTCGTCATAGTCCAAGAAAATCAAATCACGATAGACTAGACTGTTGTTGTTTCGTCTGCAAGTCCCTTTTTTATCTGCTGTGACTTTTCCGCTGATACAGTAGGGGGCTTGTGTGCGTTTGAATTGCTCAATGTCCGCCCCCTCTGGTACTTTCATAGGTCTAAACTGTGCTATATACTCAAACGGTTCCAACCTATCAAACGGATAGACTAGATTATTCTGAAAGCCCCTAGCCTCGTAAATTGCCACATTATCGCCCCTTTCTACGTTTCTTCTTCAGCTTTTTAAGTCTTTGCTGTTCCTTGACCTGCTCAAAAGTCGGTCGGCGGTCTTTTGGGTGCGTGTTAACTTTATTTTTCAGTTTATAACTTCCTAAACTGGAAGCTGGGTGAAAATCGAACTTACTCATATTTCCACCCCCAAAAATATCAAAATATCACTGACCCGATAAAAGATTTTTCTAGTATCCTCTATTGGTGGTTGGTATCGTCTTAGCCCGTTATCTTCCCAGCGTTTCAAAGTCTTATCCTTTATGCCTAGTTCATCTTTAACCTGTTGGGCTGTGATTAGCCCTAACAGTCTTGGCGGTGTTTGCTCACGCGCCTCCAGATAGTTCTCTATAAGCTCCAGAATGCCTGTTTTTAGGTCTATTTCACTTTGTGCGGTTAGTTCAAGCCTCATCTCTATACTTCCTCCAGTCTTCTAAGTCAGCAGTCAAAAGCGCGTGGATACGCTTATGCTCTTGGTCGTATTGCCGTTGGAGCGGTAGCACTCCTGCAAGCCGTTCTGTTTCATTCTGGGGGATATAGTAGCCCCCTAGCTTGTTATCTCGCCCACCGCATACGGGTATACCATAATCAACAATAAGCTGGCGAATATGTTCCCTAATGGTTCGGATGTCCAAGCCTGTCAGCCGTTCAATATCTGTCCCCGTGATAGGCAATTCCATTCCAAGCGGTAGTAACTTGAAAACTTTGTATAGGTGTGGTGGTAGTCGATTTTCTGTCATACCTGCACCTCCAGACTTGCAATTTTGTATTTTATCCAAAGCAATTTACTATCGTGATCCATATCAAGATAGCACTGCGTTTCTTCTGGTGTTGTGTGTTTGAGAATGGTCTCTGCTATCCGTTCAAGTTCTCTAAATGTCAGCATGGTTTCCCCTCCTAGTTGTAGTGTTTGCCTGCAAGCTGTATATAAGCCCCGTAGCGCTCGTTTTTAAGGGGTCTGGTATATTTACCCTCGGTCTTGATTTTAGGCTCTATATCAAGCCGAAAAGTGCCCAAACCAACGCCAAACCATAGATAGAGGTTCAGCGGTGTAAAGATTGCTATCAAAGTTAAAGCTGTTTCAATTGTCATTTCTTGCATTTTTTCATCTCCTTCTTCATGTGTTCAAAATCTTGTAAGATTAGTTTTAAGTACCACATAGGATTACCTACTTCAATCTTGTCTTCATACCCAGCTTTCAAAAGTGCTATTCTAGCGTTTTCAACTCGTGAGGCTATACCGTTCAAACTGCGCTCGATTGGTGTCAAATCGCCATATGGAACTCGTGCCACGTCCTCGTGAAAGTGGTTCATCATGATGTCGGCTAGATAGTGCAATGTCCAGCCTGTTTCATGGTCTAGTTGATATACTTTGCTGATGACCGCCTCTAGCTCTTCCGATATTGCATTCTTTACGGGTGCGTATTCTTGGTTAGACATTTCAAAATGGATTATCGTTTCTCTGTTATTGTCTTTCATGTAGTTCTTACCTCTGTTTCTTTTATTGTGTCTGTGTAATGGCCTGTGTGGGCTGTCTCCGTGAGTTCAAAAGACTTTGCTTAATGGTTCTTTACTATACGATTTCTATACCTAGCCTAGACTATCCCCAGCGGATAACCGCCCCAAACTTACCAGGTTGCCCCTGTGGTCGTGTAAGCCTGTGCAAAAATAATAGCCTTGCTGTGTGTAATTTTCTTAGGGTGGTTTAGCTTTCGCTAATGGCGATACCAGCACCTAATACTTTTCTGCTCCAGTTTTAAGGGTTAGCGCCCCTCTGTCTGGTCAAAATGCCTTGATTATGCTATAATCTAGCTATAAAACATTTACTAAAACCCTTACGGCTTGCCTGCTTGTTAATTTTGTTTTAGTTAGTGGTTAAAAGGCTTTGCTGATTGGTCTCGGTAAGCCTTTTTTGTTGCTCTCACGCGCCTTGTGGTGCGTTTTTTAGTGTTTAAAATCTTCTCTGGTATATTTACCCCAGAATGATATTTCAAGTTGTCAGAAGTGCGTTCTTGATACTCTCCTGTGTCGTAGAAATGATTTCATGACTATTTTTTTCTTGGTGGTTTTGCGAAAGGGCTGACTGTTCCGTTTTTCATTTTTACTCTGAGATACACTCGTCGCCCTCGTTCGTCAAATTCCTCTGAAAGAATGTCGTATAGTTCGATACGCTTTTCAATCTTGGTAATGTGCCTGCGGACACTGGTTTCAAATGTCCAAGCGTTTTCTAATTCGTCATAATGTATAACGGTTTCCCGCTCTTCGGGTAGATATGCCATTCTGCTAACTCCTTTACTCAAATAATGCTCCTAGTAAGTCCGCTATCTTCTCAGCGGTCTTTTTTAGTATCAAAAATAACAGTCCGCCTATGTCGTTCATCCCCCTTCTGGTGCGTTTTTTCTGAATACCATATTCTTAATATCTTGGTATGTCATGCCTAAGTTGATCATAGCAATAGCCATGTCTTCTAATGCTTGGTATCTGATAAGCTCTTGGCTGGTTAGGCTGTCAATACCATTATGTCCGCCACGGTGTGCCATTAGCTGGCGTTTGTTCATTCCAGTAGTTCCCTTTAGCAAAAGGTTTGTAACCGTGCTGTGCGCGTGTTTTGGGGCTTCCTGCCATGTTTCAATAGCTTCATGTAGTGCCTTACGCTTAGGCTTCTCTAGTGCCATTTGATATCGGAATTGTGCCAGCTCGTCACGCATTTCAAAGAATGCTCGGACTAGGTTCTCTTTAAAGTTTGCAACTTGCTCGGTATTCCTTAGAAAAGTGATCAGTAGAGTTGCCTGTTGCTCGTTCAAAATGTAGTCGCGTACATTCTGCCCAGATTTTGAAGGTGAAATTTTAAAATGCACCTTTCCAAAACGCTCCAGGCGATCCTTGTGTTTGTTAATCAGCATTTTTAAGTGTCTATGCTTAACCTCTGCACATTCTGCTACAATACTGCTCAGTGTGTACGGCTCTTTCCATCCGTCCATGTAAACTAATTCCATTGCTTGCTCCTTTCTAACTGTAAAATAGTTCATCAATGGTTATATCTGGCTTAACCTCTGCGACAATGGTCTTGATTGCTTTCTTTTCCTTGTCATTGAATGGCGTTTTGCCTGTTTCTTTATTGTTGTATGACTGTAAAGAAATATCTAGCTTGACCGCCATAGCTTGCTGGGTTAGTCCTAACATGACCCGATAGCCTTTGAGTTTACTCATGTCATTCTCCTTTCTTTGAAAAATCCCCCTCCATAGATTGAAAGTGTGAAAGGTCGTGGAGGGGCATAGGATTTGACGTCATTTTTTGACGCAAACAAATCTTGATTAAGATTATAGCGTCATCTTTTGTCGTTGTCAATAGCTTTTTGAATTTTTTTACGCCATTTTTTGACTTTTTTCTAATTCTTAGTTATAATCAACCTTGAAAGGTCGTGAAATTTATGAACAGATTGAAAGAATTAAGGCAAGAAAAAAAGCTATCTCAAAAAGAAATAGCCCTTGAATTACAAGTGCCACCTAGAACCTATCAACGCTGGGAAAACGGTGAAAGCCAAATCAAACCAGACAAAGCACAGGCACTCGCTGACCATTTTGGGGTAAGTGTCGGGTATTTGTTGGGGTATGATGTAAAATTATCAGATGCAAAAAAAGCCTTGCTCGAAAGTACCCAAAATTTAGAAGATAAAACAAAGCAAGCTTTTGAAGTTGCCAACTCAGTGTTTGTAGAACAAGTGACTGCTATCGAAGAGATAACTGATATATTGATTGACGGAATTAGTGCGGATAAGTTAAACAAACAAATTGTATTGGAAGCACTAAATCAAATAAAAGAATTCACTACAGAATTAGACGACGTGGTTAGTAAAATGACAGAATTTCAAGCCAAATATACTGCAGAACAAATTTTCAAGTATAGGCTTCAAAAGTCAATGGAAAACTCAACTATTCTCAACAGTGAAATCTAGGTTTTTCTATGTAGTATATTTTAGCAACCTTAGCAAACCTTAGCTTCTATATCGGCCGTATATTAGCATTTGTTAGCATTCGGCGCGTGATTACTAAACTACTAAATTTTATTATCTTAGAAAGGAAGACGATGAACGAATTACAATTTTTAATTTATACGGCTGACAATGATCAAGAGACGGCTAGTGTCATCATTCGTGGGGAAACTATCTGGGCTAGTCAGAAGGAAATGGCTCGCCTGTTTGATGTTTCTATTTCTTCAATTTCAAGACACTTAAAAAATATCTTTGAAGAGGGGGAACTAGAGGAAAAAGTGGTTGTTGCAAAAATTGCAAATACCACTCAACATGGTGCAATGGCTGACAAAACTCAAACAAAAGAAATCAGTTATTACAACCTAGACGCCATTATCTCAGTTGGTTATCGTGTCAACTCCCAAAAAGCTACCAAATTTAGACAATGGGCTACTTCTGTCCTACGTGAGTACATGATAAAAGGCTTTGCCATGGATGATGACCGCCTAAAACAAGGGGAAAATCTCCTAGAAAAAGACTACTTCCGTGAACTGCTTGAGCGTGTGCGGTCAATCCGCGCCAGTGAACGACGAATTTGGTTACAAATCACAGATATTTTTGCTGAAATATCTATAGACTATGACCCTAAAAGCACCCTAACAAAGAATTTCTATGCTGATGTCCAGAATAAATTCCACTATGCTATCACTGGCCAAACTGCTGCGGAAATTATCTATACAAAAGCAGACCATACAAAAGAAAATATGGGACTGACAACATGGAAAAACTCCCCAGACGGGCGTATTCTGCAAGCAGATACCTTGGTAGCAAAGAACTATCTAACCGCTGATGAAATCCGTTCTCTTGAAAGAGGTGTGTCAAGCTACTTTGATTACTTAGAAAGACAGATTGAACAACGAAAAGCCCAAACCATGGCCCAACTCGCTGAAAGCATTGACCGCTTTTTGACTTTCCAAGAATACGATATTTTACAAGGACACGGGAAGATCTCAACACAATCCGCCAAAGATAAAGCAAAAGCAGAATATAAACTGTTTAACAAGACGCAAAAAATAAATTCTGACTTTGAAAAATCACTAAAGAGACTGACAGATAAATAAAGATTTTTTATCTTTTCTGGTTTCTGGTGCGTGCTATCGGCCTATAATCTTTATACCCTGTCAAACGCTCCAAAATCGTCTGTATTCGCTTTTAACTTGTGACTAGTATTTTACCCTACCCACCAAAAACAAACGAAAATAGGGCTATTCTCGTAGCTCTACGCATGATAAAACCTTTATAGCTTGCCTGCTGATGGAAAGGATATATCATGAAAATAACTGAAGTAAAAAAGAAAAACGGTGCTACTGTGTACCGCGCTAGTGTATATCTGGGAGTTGACCAGGTAACGGGTAAGAAAGTAAAGACCAAAGTGACGGGTCGGACACATAAGGAGGTTAAGCAGAAAGCCCAACAAGAAAAAATAGCCTTCCAACAAGACGGATTCACCAGGTTTCAAGCCACGTCAATAGCAAGTTATCAGGAATTGGCTGAACTATGGTGGGAAAGTTACAAATACACTGTTAAACCAAACACGCAAGACAATATTAAGAGACTGCTAGATAACCATGTTTTGCCACTCTTTGGGGGCTATAAGCTCGATAAGTTAACCGCCCCACTCATTCAAAGCATAATTAACAAACTAGCTGACAAGACTAACAAGGGGGAGCTTGGGGCTTATCTGCATTATGACAAGATCCACGCCCTTAACAAGCGTATATTACAGTATGGTGTGACTATGCAAGCAATATCTTCTAACCCTGCGCGTGATGTCGTCCTACCTCGTAACACTCAAAAAGCTAAGAGAAAAAAGGTCAAGCATTTTGAAAATCAAGACCTAAAAAAGTTTCTCGACTACCTGGGAGGGTTAGACCTGACCAAGTACAGAAATCTATATGAAGCCACCCTATACAAGTTCTTACTGGCCACTGGTTGCCGTATCAATGAAGCCCTAGCGCTTAGCTGGTCTGATATTGACCTGGAGAATGCAACTATCAGCATTACCAAGACACTAAACCACCTCGGGCAAATCAATAGCCCAAAATCAAAAGCAAGCTATCGGGATATAGATATAGACCAGGCAACCATTGCCATATTGAAAGCCTACCAGCTTAGACAAATTCAAGAGGCTTGGAAGTTAGGACGAACTGAAACGGTTGTATTTTCGGACTTTATCCATGACTACCCCAATAATAAGACTCTGGCCACACGGCTGAGAACTCACTTCAAGCGTGCTGGAGTATCTAACATTGGTTTTCACGGTTTCCGTCATACACACGCTAGCTTACTGCTTAACTCTGGAATACCTTACAAGGAATTGCAACACCGTCTAGGTCATTCCACTCTATCCATGACAATGGATATTTATAGCCATCTCTCAAAAGAGAACGCAAAAAAAGCCGTCTCGTTTTACGAAACAGCACTAAAAGCACTCTAG